AGTTACTCTAACTATTGGTGGTGCTGGATACTTTGTTGGAGACAATGTAAGTATTGCTGGAACTCATTTGGGTGGTGCAACCCCTGCTAATGATCTTACATTCCCAGTTACGAAAGTTACTGGTACAAGAACAGGTGTTCAGACATCGTATCTTAATGTTCCATCGACAAATAATGGATCTGGTTCTGGTGCAGTGTTCAATATTACCAGAGATGGTAACTTAGATGTTACTGATGTCCAAGTTGTAAGTGGTGGTACTGGTTATGCCTCCACTAACGTTATCTCTATTGCTGGTACATATGTTGGTGGTTCTACACCTACTGACAATATCTTCCTAAGTCCAGTTGAACTCGGAACTGATGTGATGCCTGATGAATTGTTTGTTCAGAAGGTTGATGATGTTAAGTTCAGAATCTCTGGATTATCTACATCATTACCATTCCAATTTACAGGTCTAGGAACAGGAACTCACTTACTCAAGGTTGCAGATCCTAACAAGCAGGCCTTGATTATGATTGATAATATTATTCAGACACCTATCAAGAACAAAAAGTTAGGTGTTGAGGTCTCAGACCCAGTTGGACCAAGTGATCAGGGCATTGCAATCGGTGCTGGTATTGGTTCTCTTTCTAAAGGTGACATCATCAAAATGGATGATGAATTAATTAAGATTAATCAGATTGGAGACACCACATTTGTACAGGCAAGATCTGCTCTTGCAAACAGTACAGTAGCTACTGATTTCTATTATGACACTAACAGAGTTAACTCAACTGTTACTCGAATGGATACAACAACTGCTACTCACGATGATAACCCTCCATATTAACTATAAATAAAGAAAAACGTTTTTAAGTAATGTCTAAACAAGGGATTAGTACTGGTTCGGCTCCCAATGATGGGACTGGCGATACCCTATTGGCAGGGACTATTAAGATTAATAATAACTTCAACGAAATCTACGATATTTTCGGAGACGGATCTAACCTTGTAAGTTTTGTTTCTTTCGCTAGCACTGCTGGATATTCTACCAACTGTGGTATTGCATCCACATCAGTTCTTGCTGGTCTTGCAGCGAGTGTTACAGATAACATTGACATCAATACATCTGGTGTTGTTACAACAAGTTATGCAGATGTTGGTAAAATTACTATTCAACAGCCTGGTGCGATTGCAGATGGTCCTATTGAGGTTGGAACTGCAACAACAATGTTCCGAATCAAAGCAGACGGTATGGTCGGCATTGGAACATCATTACCCACTTCACAATTAGAAGTTGCATCATTCTCAAATGAAAGACCAACTATTTGGGCAGTTGCTAAAGGTAATGGACAAGGATTACGAGTTTCCGATGCAGCAATATCAGATAACAAGTCTTTTGTAGTTACTAACGAAGCATATACTGGTATTGGTTCTACCGCTCCTAGATGTAGATTAGATGTTAGAGGTGATATTCAAGTCAGTGGTGCAAGTACCCTGATGGATCAGGTTAACTTCAACTCTGATATTACAGAAAAAGTTGTAGGAAACTTTAGTGATCAGTTGAATGTAAGTGCAGGCGGTACGTTCACATTCGACTTAGCACAAGGAACAGTTGTTCTTGGAGGTATAACCACATCTGTTTCTTCTTGGGCATTTACTAATGTCAATCCTGACAACAGTAAGGCAACAACAGTTACTCTAATCAATAATGCTGGAGTCGGATACACATACGGAGATTCCTGTACAGTGAATGGAGCATCTATTGCAAATGGTGTCAAATGGGTTGGTGGAAACCCACCGCCTGCAACGGCCAATGATGATATTCTAACCTTTAGTATAGTGCGTGATAGCACTGGTGTTACCAGAGTCTATTGCAGCAGTTCTATTAACATTATTTGAGGAAGACGATTAAATGTCAACAAGAGTCACGCCAGGATCAGGAGCTCTACTAAGACCGTCTTTTAACTCATTGTATGGAGTAGTCCAAGTTGAAGTTTTAGACGGTGGTACAGGATACGCTGCAACAGATCCCCCAAAGATTACCATTGAAGGAACAACCACACCTTTAACAGAGGGTGTGTTTTTTCCTGTAATTAGTGGTGTCGGAACGATATCGGAAGTTATCATCTTCAATACTGGAGTAGGGTATTACCCAGTGTTCAGTACGTCTACACAATCTCAGGTTGTTGTAGAGAGGGGTGCTTTTGGTACTCTCTCCACTAGTCATACTGTTGGTACTGCATATTCTGTTTTCACTGGTGACTATAACATCATTGATGATAATATCTTCTTTACTGATGCACCATATGGTCAAGCAGGACCTATTGGATTGCAAACAAGTTCTTCTTTTGCTGGTAGATTATTCTCTAGAAAATTAGACCCATTTGATCCAGCAGATAAGAACGTAATTCTTGATGATATTGCACTAGAATTTACAGGTGTTGCAGGTACACAGTTTGACTTGTCAGAAAACCTTGGTGTAGTAACTTCTCTGTACAACAGTGTAAACACAGGTGTTGACATTAACAACAATCCGTTTATTTTGATAAACAACGTTGTTCAAACGCCTGGTCTTGACTTTGAGATTGTTAATAATGCAGATAATAAGATTAACTTCCTGAGTGGAGTTCCTAGAGCTGGAAGAATTAATAAAGTTGGATTACAGACTGGTTCAGGATATTACTTACCCCTGAAAGCTGCAGCGAGAGTTGGTGTTGGATCAACAGGTAGTCTTGAGTTTATTCAACTAGAAGGAAAGGGACAAGGATATAGAAACCCACCTAAAGTCACTGTAAGGTCTTCACAAGGTTTTGGTGCAAGTATTACTGCACATTTGGGTACATCTGCTGGATCGGCCGTTGCCATCTCTACAGCGGATTATAACCAGTTCACAGGTGTCTGTACATTTGTTACTGGTGGTACATCTCATGGATTTGTTGAGAATGATTTAGTTAGAATTACAGGTGCTGGATTTACATTTACTCCTGTCTCTGCACTGAGAAATATAAACACATTTGGGTATGATTATGTAACTGGTATCGCAACTATTGGAGTATCAGGTGGCCACTATATTGGAACTGCAACTAATAGAAGTAGAAATTTACTTGTAAAAGAAGTTCAAGTTACAGATGGCATATCTACAACTTTATTCAGAGAAGACGCATATCCTATTGTAGAAGTAATTGACAGTCTCAATGTATTAGTAGATTGCGGTGTTAGTACGATACCACTAGCCTATGTTAGCGGAGGATTAGTGCGAGCAGGCGTTGATACCGCAATCATGGAAGGTAGAAACGTCATTGGTTTTGATGTTCTTAGTGGACATACTACAAACACGTTCAGAGCGTTCGTTGGTGTCTCTACATTCCCACATCAATATGTCGGTGGTGGTGTTGTAAACAGAGCAGAAGCTGGAATCGTTACAAACTTCACTATTGATAATGGTGGAACAGGATTCTTTGGTGCCAAGACTGTTGGATTCCTTGAAGGAACTCCTGTAAATGGTATTACAACTGTTACTGCATTTGGTAACAAGAGTGGAGACGAGAAGAATATAAATGCAGTCGATTATGACTTTGTTTCTGGTATCGCTACGATTACCGCAGCATCTGCTCATGGATTGACAACTTCCAACGTTGTTAAACTAACTGGTATTGCATTTAGCACTGGAATTGGTGATATCATATTCCCTTCAAACGCAAACAGATACTTTGGTGTTGTAGGTGTAACAAGTACACTTAATTTCCAAGTAAATATCGGTGCTGCAATGACAACCACTGGTATTCATACTGCAAATGTTGGTGCTGGTATTGGTTCATTCATACCTTACGAAGGTCATGGATTGGAGACTGATGATTTTGTGAACGTAACTGGTATTGCGGTTACATTTGCAAGTGCTCCAGCTGTTCGTGTTGGTGGTGCAGAATATGATGAAACATCTGGTATTGCAACCATCTTTACTAGAGATAGACACAATCTTACAGAAGATGATTGTGTAATACTTTCTGGTATTGGATTTACTTGCGATTATGACCCTGCATTGAATGTATCAATGGCTCAGTACAGTAACGTAACAGGAGTTATGACTGTTACTACTGCCGCACCTCATGGATACAAATTAGGTAAAGATGTTATATTATCTGGTCTTGCATTTACATGTGCGTTAGACGGTGGTACTAGACAACATTACTACCCAAGAAGTAGATCCACTGCATACGATACATCTCTACCTATTACAGGTTATGCTGGCACTGCACTTGCAATAGATGTTGGTGCTGCACCTCCTAAAGATCAATACACTCACTTATTCTCAGAAGCAATCAATGGTGCTTTAGTTTACGGTGGTGACTATGATCATACCTTTATTCGTGCAATAGATGGTGCATTACTTACTGGAGGACCTTTTGCACATTCCTTCATCGGTGCAACTGCAACATCTACCTTTGCAGGCGGTGATTATGCACACACATATGTAAGTTCTGATGAAAAGACTATCAAGACTGGTGGAGACTATGCACACACCTTTGATAGTGCTGTCAGCAATGCAATCGTTGTTGAAGGTGGTGGAGCGTTTACTCCTACTAATGCTGATTACGTTCCTACTACTGGTTCACTAATTGTAACTGTTGATGGTCATGGATTAACAGGACCTAGTCAACATTCACTTACAACTGCCAATTACAACCCGATTGTCGGTATCTTAACTATCACTGTTCCTAATCATGGATTCTCAAATGGTGATCAAGTTTTAATTGCAGATAATTCTATAGGTTGGAAGTGTTCACTTGATGGATTTACTACAACCAAATATTATCCACGAACCACTGATACTTTAAGCAATACTTGGGTTCCTATCAGTAACGTCTCTACAAACACATTTGAGGTCTTTGCTGGTATTACTACTAGAGTTGATTACACTGTGTCTGGGGCGGACTACACACCCTCTACAGGTATCATGACCATGAGTATTGGAACTCATGATCTAATAGCTGGACAAACCTTTAAATTCAAACCAGAATCATTAGGATTTACTTGTGATGCTGATGGAAACAGTCTTGTAAAATACTATCCAAGATCTAAGGATCCTACTTACAACACTGCTGTTCCTATTGTTAGTGTTGCTGGAACTACAGTTACAACTCAGGTAGGTATTACTACAGAAGTCAAGTACAACATTAGATTCGCTGCATATACACCGCAGACTGGTATTATGACTGTCTCTCTTGACAGACTTCATAACTTCCAAGTCGGGGAGGCAATCAAATTTAAGCCTGGATCTATCGTATTCAAATGCGAACAGGATGCTTTCCAAACAAATCATTTCTACCCAAGACCACAAGACCCTTACTATGAAAAAACTGTAACCTTAGTTGGTGCTGCTGGAACACTCTTCACTGTGAATGTAGGACCCACTACTTCATCACAGATATACTCCTTTGTTCCTAATCAGGGTGTTGCTGTAGATGCAGTTATCGCTGGTGGTGCATATCCATATAATTTGTCTGGTGTTGGTACAGATGCAATGATTACTGGTGGTGGTGACTACACTCCATACTGGTATCAAAATTCTACTACTGGTGCAATTCAAAGACCTACTCAAAAAGTTGGTGTTGTGACTGGTGGATTATCATTCAAGTGTGCTAAGGATAACTATGCAACGGTTCACGCATATCCTCGTCCTACAGACCCAATTCATAACATCAATGTTGGTATTGTTTCTGTCACAACTAATACCTTTGAGATAAGAGTTGGTGTATCTACAATCAGAGAACGTGGCATTTCCACATCAGTTTACAACCCTGCAACAGGTGAGTTGACAATGACAGTGGGTGCTGGACACTCTTACATCAATCAGTCATCTCATACAATTTCGACGGCAACGTATAGTACTAGTACTGGTGTACTAGAACCAACCATCACAAATCACGGTTTTGTTGCTGGTGAATATGTCAAGTTTGACTTAGAATCAATTTCATTCAAATGTGCTCTAGATGGATACACTGCAACTAAGGCATATCCAAGATACTCTGATCCATTCTTGAACGTATGGTTACCAATTTATAACGTTGGTGTAAATACATTCTCTGTTTATGTTGGTGTTGCAACTCAAACGGCGTTCCTTGGAGGTGGAGCTCACATATTTGAATCAGCAACTGCTGGTGGTCTTAAGAAGGCAAGAAATACTGTTGGCATCAATACAGGTTCTATTGTATTCACATGTGCCAGAGACGATCATGCTTCAGAACACGCATATCCTCGTTCTTATGATCCTATTGGTGGTAACGTCTCTGTAGGTATTGGTTCTACTTCAGCAACTACACTGACTATCAATGTTGGTGTATCTACAATCGTAAACTACGGTATTACTACTGCTGCATATACACCTACCACAGGTATTATGACGGTGACTTCTGATGCTCATGGTTTTAACGGTTCATACGACGATAAGACCATCCAGTTTGCAACCTATGATGCTGGTAGTGGTATTATGACAGTCACCACTAATCAGGCTCACGGAATGATTACTGGTAACAGAGTCAACTTTAAGAGAGACTCTGTTAGATTCAGATGTTTGATGGACAATAGAAAATCTATCAAGAGTTATCCAAGAGCAAAAGATCCATCAGATCAACAGTGGTTATCTGTAACTGGCATTGATGAAACTAACTTTAGTGTCAATGTAGGAACATCACCTCTTGTTTAT